ACAATCGCACCGGAGAAGAAACTATGGCCGAGTCAAAAATGTACGGTACTAACAAAACCAGCTATCAGCGCATTGGCAATGCAAGATTGGCAATTAAACATTCAGCCCCAATAAACACCGAAAGTGCTACAGGCAGAACACAAAAGATAAATTCAATCTTTATCGAGTCACCAACTGGTGAAAAATTTAAATATCCGTACAAGCATCTGAGTGGTGCTAGAGCAATGGCTCGCCATGTAAGCGAAGGCGGAACAGCGTACGATGATTTTGGCAAACACATTTCGAGCCTCTCAGAAGAAATTTCCAAACTACGCAAGTTTAATCAATACATGGGCCGTAGTGCTGTAATGGCCGAAACACTTGCAGGATATACAGACATAGTAAAAAATCGTGTAAATGAAGTTAAAAAAGAAATACAAAATCTACAAAAAGAATCATATTACAAAGAAGCAGTATCCAGCTATGTTGTTGCTATTGTAGAAGACGTTCCTGAAGATGTAAAAGAAAACTGGATTGACCAATTAACTATCAAACAATTCAACGAAGAACTTGCTGATGTATTTCCTTTTGTATACAAACTAGTAGGTGAAGCAACTAAAGCAAAAGAACTAGGCCCAGAAGATTTAGAAGAAGTTGCAGGGCCAAAGGACTGTTGGGATAGCTACAAGAAAGATGGTACACAAGCAGGTACTGGCAAGAACAAAGGCAAGCGTGTAAACAAGTGTGTTCCAGAAGAAATTGAACTAGAGCAAGGCTTTGAAGAAATGATGGGTCAGTTTGCCGAAAGCAAAGACCAAGTAGACGAAGCATACATCAAGACATCAAAAGATGCTATCGATACACTAGGCGCACTGCGTAAGATAGGCAAAAGCATTGAAACAGGCCAAGGCACACATGATGGCAACTTAGCCAATATGTATGCTAACGATGTATATGACGTAATCAGCTGGGTTGAAAATAACTTAGACACAAATGATTCTAAGTACACACAAGTAATGGCACCTGTGATAGAGCTACGCAAAAAAGCAAAAGGCATGGAGCGTGAACTAGGCAGCGGCAAAGACGCTCGTTTCGGCAATAAAATTGTAAACACACTATATCCACTAATGCAGTGGATTGAAATGAATGGAAGCAATGCTAAAGAAAGTGAAGGTGACGTAGAAGAAACTCCAGGTCAGCACAAGAAAGAATCACTAGAAGAAGCACAAACTGGCGATGTGTACATGCGCTTCAAAGTTAAGCCGCCTTTAGATAAAAACAAAAGTAAACCAACACTGATGGCATTTGCTGGATTTGCAAATACACCCGGCGAACTAACACTGGATAATTCTAAAATGAACTTTAACGTTCTCACAAAGAAACAAGATATTGTTAATGCTATTAAAAAAGTAATCGGCGACAAAATTTTTATCGGTGCTGAGAAGGTTGTTGTATATAATGACGGCTCAGTTAATCCTAAGAAGTTTCCACAGTACGGAGAGTTTCTTGCATGGGTAGAACAATTTGGTAGAGAGAAAGTTAAAATAGTCGACAAGCCCGAAGGCGACGATAGCGAAAAAGTATCAGTAGGTAAAAAGCGTGTAAAACAAAAGTGGGCAAATCCTAAAAACTATACTGACGATAATATTGAAACAACAAAGTATTTTACAATCGACAATAACAGACTAATGAAGTTCTTACAAAAATCAGCACCTAAGATTATGCAAGCATACAGACCAGCAACACAGCAATTTGTTATGGAGCCTGCAGATTACAAAGTATTTCGCAACTGGATGCGCTCACCTGATGTAGTAAGCAAGTTCGGTGAAACTAAGGTTGAGATAGATAAATCAAAAACATTTTCGCAATCCGTGGGTAAAGAATTTGAACAGATTGAAGACGACACAGATGAAGGCAATGCATTTGCAAACGCTGTTCGTCAAGCTAAGATGAACGGCAAGAAAAAAGGCGACAAAGTCCAAGGTCCAGACGGCGATGAGATCACACTAGAAAAAGAACAAAGAACACCAGTGAGTGAATATGTTCTTTCATACTTTGACAAAGAGACAGGCAAATTCCCCAAAGGCGAAACAGCAATCTTAACTGCGGTGCAAAAAGACTATGGAGATCATTATGTCAAACCGGTCGCAGAATTTATCCGAAAAGTAGAGGCAACTGCATTAGAAACTCGTGCAGTAGAAGTAACAGATACACGTTATCCAGAAACAGAAATAGTAAAACAGTTAGCCGGTCTAAGATAACCGGCTAACTACCCAAAAACAATATAAAAAAACTTGACAAGATAAATAATTGCGTGTAGTATGTAAAAGTGCTGCACAAAAATAGGCACAGCGTAATCTACGCACAAGCACATAGGCATAACATTTTAGGAGGCAAAACTATGGCATCATTAGCAGAAATCCGAGCGAAGCTCAAAGAACAAGAAGCTGGCGCAAACGGCAATCGTGGCACAGGCGACAACGCAGTTTACCCATTTTGGAATATGAAAGAAGGCGAGCAATCCACGCTACGTTTCCTTCCTGATGGCAATCAAGACAACACATTTTTCTGGGCAGAACGTTTGATGATCAAACTTCCCTTTGCAGGCGTCAAAGGCGAAACTGATTCACGTCCAGTACAGGTACAGGTTCCGTGTATGGAAATGTATGGCGAAACTTGCCCAATTTTAACCGAAGTTCGCGGTTGGTTCAAAGACGCAAGTCTTGAGGAAATGGGTCGTAAATATTGGAAAAAGCGCAGCTATATTTTCCAAGGATTTGTAGCTGATAATCCGTTGCAAGAAGAAGCACCAGAAAATCCTATTCGTAGATTTATCATTGGACCACAAATCTTCCAACTTATCAAAGCAGCACTCATGGATACAGACATGGAAGAACTGCCTACTGATTATACAGCAGGTGTTGACTTCCGTCTGTCAAAAGGTTCTAAAGGTGGATACGCAGACTACGGCGCATCTAACTGGGCACGTAGAGAGCGTCCGCTGAGTGACGCAGAAATGTCCGCAATCAATACACATGGTCTTCATACGTTGAATGATTTTCTTCCTAAGAAGCCAGACGAAGCTGCGGTAAAAATTCTTACAGAAATGTTTGAAGCTTCAGTAGATGGCGAAGCATACGATCCAGATCGTTGGAGCAACTACTTCCGTCCTGCTGGCATGGCAGCACGCACAGGCGATCCAACCAAAGCAGCAAGCCCACAAGCTACTGCTACCAGTCAGAGTGCTCCAGTAGTTCACGAAGACGACGACGAAATTCCGTTTAAATCAAACGCACAAGTAGAAGCTACAAAAGCACCTGTTGCTCCAGCAGCACCTGCTACAGGCGGTGGCGCACAAGATATTCTTGCTGCAATTCGCGCACGTCAAAATCAGTAAGAGCAAGCTTTTAGGGTTGCTTTCGCAAAAAGCAACCCTTTGTACTTGCACGGCTTTTTAATCTAGGAGATATACAATGGCTACTAAAGCATTCGATCCTTCAAAGTTTCGAAACAATTTAACTAAATCTATCAAAGGAATGAGCGCTGGTTTTCACGATCCCACAGACTGGATCTCAACTGGCAACTATGCCCTAAACTATCTACTCAGCGGTGACTTTCGTAAAGGTATTCCGCTTGGTAAAGTATCAGTGTTCGCAGGCGAATCAGGCGCAGGCAAATCATACATCGTCAGTGGTAACATTGTAAAACACGCACAAGAACAAGACATCTTTGTAGTGCTGATCGACAGTGAAAATGCACTTGACGAAAGTTGGTTGCAGGCACTGAAAGTAGATACTTCACTTGAAAAACTACTAAAACTAAACATGGCAATGATCGACGACGTTGCTAAAACTATCTCAACGTTCATGGACGACTATCGTTCAATGGCAGAAGCAGACCGTCCCAAAGTGCTGTTTGTGGTTGACAGCCTGGGCATGTTGATGAGTCCTACTGAAGTAAATCAGTTTGAATCAGGTGACATGAAAGGTGACTTTGGACGCAAAGCCAAAGCACTCAAAGCACTGGTTACCAACTGTGTTAACATGTTTGGTTCATACAACGTGGGCATGTGCGTAACCAACCATACCTACGCAAGCCAAGATATGTTTGATCCAGATGACAAAATCTCAGGTGGTTCAGGCTTTGTGTATGCGTCCAGTATGGTTGTGGCTATGAAGAAGCTGAAACTAAAGGTAGACGCTGACGGCAACAAGACTAGCCAAGTACACGGTATTAGAGCAGCATGTAAGGTAATGAAGACACGCTATGCTAAACCGTTTGAAGGTGTACAGGTAGAGATTCCTTATTCTACAGGCATGGATCCCTACAGCGGTCTGTTTGATCTATTTGAAGGCAAAGGCCTCTTAGAAAAAGTAGGCAATCGTTACAAGTACATTACGTCGGCTGGCGAGGAAATACTAGATTTCCGCAAGCGTTGGACAGGAGACTTACTCGAAAAGGTTATAGAGGACCTACCAGCTAAGGAAGAACAATTGGTAAATATCGCTAAGGCTGCCGAAGAGGTTGCTGCTAAGGTAGACTCTTCAACAGCTGAAGTAGTTGACGAAAACGAGGAGTAATTCTATAAATGAACGATGCACATATTGCTGACATCTGGATGTTGTTTAAATCGTATCTAGATAAAAAACAAGTGGAGTTAGCAGCTGAAAAATTTGTTGACTTATTAGCAGACTACGGAGTCGATGACATTATTTTTAAAGACTTATTAGGAACGGATGCTGCTTTAGATCATGCAATTTCCTACTATTTAGATCTTGACGAAGACGATGATTTCGAGGACGAGTAATGGGTTGGTACAGCCGGGTAAGCCGAGATATCAACGAGATCCCAGCAGCAATACAATACTTCGAGGACGAGCTAGTAATAGCTCGTTCTGAAGTCAAACTCAAGGGCAATGTGGAAAAGGCAGCATCAGAAATGCCGGGCATTGTTGAGTACCGATTTAATCAACTTCAAGAAATTGAAGCAATATTAAACTACTTAAACATTGAGCTACGTAGATTGCGTAGCTCATTTTTTAAAAAATATCTTGAAAACTATCAACGTGCATTGAGCAGTAGAGATGTTGAAAGATATGTAGACGGCGAAGCAGATGTAGTTGATTATGAAAAGATTATTAACGAATTTGCTCTCCTGCGAAACAAATGGCTAGGACTATTAAAAGGACTGGATCAGAAACAATGGCAGATAACTAATATTGTAAAACTAAGAGTTGCGGGAATGGAAGACGCAGCGTTATAAGGAATACTATGGCCCACTCACCTGAATATTTAAATGAATTAAAAATACTACACAACATAAACAGTTTTGGTCGAGCAAGCAGTATTCCTAACATCGTTGATACAATAATCAACAAATATAATATTAATAGTATTTTAGACTTTGGGTGCGGAAAAGGCCTAACCTCTAATACGATAAAAAATACATATCCAAATATAAACCTGTTTAGTTATGATCCAGTAACCAGTCCAATTATCTTACCTGATGCAGTTGATTTAATTTATAGTAGTGATGTATTAGAACACGTCGAACCAGAATTGTTAGACGAAACACTGCACGATTTATGCAACAGGGCCACTAGATATCAATATCATTTAATTGCATGTCATCCTGCTAAAAAGTCATTGAGTGACGGAAGGAATGCACATTTAATAATTGAAAATCCAAAATGGTGGAAACACAAAATTAAATCATTAAAGAACTGGAATATCACACACGAGGAAATAATTCAACAAGACGTGACAGTAAAAAAAGGTCCTCCGATTCATGTAACAAAATATATTGTTGTATTGGAAAAGGCATGAAACAGGTTTACAACTATTGGATGCCAGACTCTGACAATCATTTTGAACGATTGATTGCCAAGCGTATTAAAAATGGCGGGCCTGCTGAGTATCAAGACGACACTAGAGATGAAGCATACAAGTATGTAAAAGATTTTTATATTGCAGTTGATGTAGGTGCTAATGTTGGACTTTGGGCAAGACCATTAACAAAAAAGTTTAATCATGTTATTGCGTTTGAACCACTAGCACCGGTATATCAATGCTTAGAAAAGAATCTGCATGGCCGTAACATAAAAATACACAAACACGCATTAGGCAGTGTAAATAACAAGATTGAAATGGTTTACAATGCTGAAAATACTGGTAGTAGTTATGTTAGTGAAATAGGCACAGGCTCCATAGATATCAAACGCATGGATGATCTTGATTTACCAAAATTTGGATTATTAAAAATTGATTGCGAAGGACATGAGCTTGAAGTGATCAAAGGCGGCGAGCAAACTATATTAAAATACAAACCTATCATAGTTGTCGAACAGCATCCTGAATCAGAGTATTGTGCTGCTACCTATTTAAAACAGCTTGGTGCTAAACAACTGAGTAACGTCAGAAAAGATTACATCTTTGGATGGTGATATGTAAATAACTACATGAAACATATTGTATTTGTATCAGGAGGATACGACCCACTACACTCAGGACATATTGCCTATTTCCAAGCAGCAAAAAAATTAGGCGACGAGTTATGGGTTGGCGTTAATTCAGACGAGTGGTTAGTCAACAAAAAGGGTCGCCCTTTTATGTCTTTTGAAGAACGTACAACTATTATTAAAAGTTTAGAAGTGGTTGATCGAGTTATTGGGTTTACTGATGACAATCAAGGTGGCACTTCAAATGCAATTAATTATATACTACAAACAACCAATGCAAAAGTTATTGTTGCCAACGGCGGCGACCGAACTCCTGGTACAATTCCTGAACAGACATTATATGGCAATCATAAAGATGTCGAGTTTGTGTTTGAAGTTGGCGGCGAGGATAAAAAGAATAGTTCAAGTTGGATACTCAAAGAATGGAGTCAGCCAACTACAGAACGTGCATGGGGCAGGTACACTGTGTTGGACAACGGCGAAGGATGGCAAGTAAAACAATTAGCATTTGATGCAGGTAAATCACTTAGTGACCAACGCCATTTTAAACGCAGTGAACATTGGCATGTTGTTGAAGGCAAGATACGCATGGATTTAGAATTTCAAAACGAGTATACTACTTCAAAAATATACGCAGCCGGAGATAGTATAGACATTCCTCGAAACACATGGCACAAAGCTACTAACATAGGCAACAACACAGCTAAAGTTGTTGAAGTATGGATGGGCAAAGAACTAACGGAGAATGACATTGAACGAAGAGATTAACCCATTAAAAATATTTGTAGGCTGGGACAGTAGAGAAGATATCGCATATCAAGTGTGCAAACAAAGTATACTAGATCATGCTAGTGTGCCAGTTGAAGTAATTCCGTTAAAACAAAAAATACTTAGAAAACAAGGAACGTATTGGAGAGATGTAGATAAATTAGCATCAACTGAATTTACATTTACTCGTTTTCTAATTCCAGAATTAATGGGTTTTAACGGCTGGGCATTGTTCATTGATTGCGATTTTGTATTTTTAGACGATATTAAAAATCTATTTGATCAAGTTAACGATACCTATGCAGTAATGTGTGCGCATCACGATTATACACCCAAAGAAGGCACCAAGATGGATGGGCAACAGCAAACCATTTATCCAAGAAAAAATTGGTCAAGTATGATGCTAATCAATTGCGGGCATGTCAGTAATAAAAAATTAAACAGAGAATTGGTCAACAACTCTCGAGTAACCGGAGCGTACTTGCATCGCTTTAGTTGGTTGAACGATAGCGAAATAGGACAAATAAGTCACGAGTGGAATTGGTTGGTTGGTTGGTACAAACAATCAGTTAATGGAGAACCAAAGGCGCTACATTATACCGAGGGAGGTCCTTGGTTTAAAGAATACAAAGATTGCGAATATGCCAGTGAATGGTATAATGCAGAACGTCATTATCTTTACACTCAACTAGAAGATAAAAAAAAAGAATAATATATTTAGAAAATAAAGTAATTGGCATCAATGAGTTAACATTACCTGATTATTTTTTAACATTGATCAATAATACTATTAACGAAATAATCGATCCTGAACAGTTATTCTACACACCCAAGGAAATTAATATGCCTAAGCCAATAAGAGTTAGATCTATTCATAACACAGATTATGACAATAACACTCGTAATTATAATTATGATCCAATTCTTGAAGATTTTGTATTAGGATCTACTGGCATGTTATCTAAGTGGGATTTAGAAAAAGATAAAACTGATTGTCCGTTGGTTATAAGAGGGCTAGCCACAGACAGCCAGCGAGCTATTAAGCACTGCCAAGAAAACAACATTGATTTTTACGCTATTGATACTGGATATGTTCAACCGGGTACTAAGAAAGATTATCACAGAATTACAAAAAATGCTTTACAACATATAGGACCTTTAAAAGATAGGCCGGTAGATAGATTACAAAAACTAAACTGGAAGTATAGAAATCCAAGACCAGGAAATAAGATTTTAATTTGTCCGCCTAGTGAAAAGGTAATGAAGTTTTATAATCTAGAATTGAACGAGTGGCTAGAAACTGTTATAGATACGATTAAATCTAAAACCAATAGGCCGATTGAAATCAGAAAAAAGCCCAGCAGATCAGAACGAGTAACCAATAATACTATATGGAAAGCCTTAGAAAATACACATTGCTTGGTTACATTTAATAGTATTGCTGCTACAGAAGCAATACTTTATAGTGTTCCGGCTATAGCGTTGGCTCCTAATGCAGCAAGTGCAATATGCGATGTTGATCTTAATTCTATAGAAAGACTTAGTTTGCCTACCCAACAGGAAATTATTAAATTTGCAGCACATTTATCTTATTGCCAGTTTACATCAAAAGAAATGAGATCTGGATATGCTTGGAAAGTTGTAAATGAAGATAGTTAGTTATTTAAGTACAGTTCCTGCAAAAAATTCAAATCCTCAAAAAATAGAACTGTTGAAAAAATTTATAACTGGAGTTAATAAAATTGGAGATACTGGAATTTTACATTCTGGTTATGATTTACTCGACTGTGATATGGCAGTTATACAAGGATGGGTTTATGATGATGTTTCTTCTCGTCACCTAACATTAAGAAAAGCACTAATCGATACACAACTGCAAAAACGTAAGTTTGTAACATGTGCTGATGCTAATTTATTTTTATATAGGAATAAAAAAAATCTTCATGGATATTTGAGATACAGTTTCAATGGTATATTTCCTAACACTGGAATATATTGTGACGACATTATTGACAGCAAAAGATGGCAACAAATATCTTTAGATAATGATATTGTCCTAGAAAATTATAAAACAGTTGGTAAAAACATTGTAGTTATGTTACAACGCACCGGCGGATGGAGCATGAATGGGCTAGATGTTCAAGACTGGGCACTAGACACAATTAAAAAAATTAGACAATACACCCAACGTCCAATTATAATCAGGCCACATCCTGGGGACAAAAGAGCGGCTGTGTATTTGCACAACAGAACAACTAGACTAAAAAATCTTCCTAATGTACATATTAGTTTAGGTAATGCAGGATTAGAAACAGACTTGACAAATGCATGGGCAGTTGTAAATCACAATAGCAGTGCTGTAGTAGGACCTATTATACAAGGTTATCATGCTTTTATTACCGATCCTAAAAAAAGTCAATGTGCTGAAGTTGCAAACACTGACTTTAGCTTAATCGAAAATCCCAAACAGTTTGATAGACAACGTTGGCTAGAACGCATTAGTATGTTTCATTGGAAATTTAGTGAATTAGAAGATGGCACTTGCTGGCGTCACATGCGTAATTATTGCCAATAACTTTCAGTTCGTTTAACAACCAAATCTTTAGACTTGATACTTTTTCCAAGTTCTTTTCTGTCACCCTTTAGATGATCCATGTATTTTCCAAGATCGCTGTTGATCAGTGGATGCCCTTCGCCACTGATCATATTTCCGCTGATGTTATAGATTGGTGTATTAGGAAACTTGGTAAAAATACTTTTACGTACTTCTTCAAATACGTAACTATCATGCCATTCATCCATTTGAAAAATACCATGTTCGGCATCTTGATAAGATTTTTCAAACTCTTTTAAGAATTCTTTGCCTTCAGTACTGCGTAAATTAATACCGTAAAATCCGCATTCTGGCCATTTCTTTCCTCTTCCTAAATAGCTCAGCCATGAATTGTTTGGCAATAAGGATTCGAATGCTTGCTTGGGCATATGAGAATGTATGTACATGTCTGCGTCCATCCATACAATCCAGTCGCTTTCACAACGCTGTGCTGCATCAAACACAGCATATACTTTGTTGGCAAATCTCACAGCATCCCATTTAAATTCTTTGTTCCAGTCTCTAGGACGTTTTGCTTTTATTTCAGGAGGGCATTTTCCATTTGCCTTTGGAACATCTTTCCAACGTTCTTTGAATTTAATCAACTCGGGTAGTTCTGTTTTCTGATCTAATATAAAAATTCGATTGTCATTGACCACAGGTGTACAATCTTCAGCATACAAAAATAATTTTATTTTTGAATCGACATTTTTACTAAAGCTGTCTAGAAACCGTTGTCCGTATAAATCTAATACTGGCTTATGAAATGTTGATACTACAGAAATTTTAGTCAACTGTTTTTCCTTGTTAAATATGTTACATGGTATTTACACAATGAAGTTTAGTATATGGACACAATATGGCGCTCTAAATAGCAAGCCGGTATTTAATGCATTTGCTCAAGGTGCAGCATCTCAAGGACATACCTGTGTTGAGAACTCTAACAACTGCGATGTTAATGTTATCTGGAGTGTTCTATGGCACGGTCGTATGGCTCAGAACAAATTAATATACAAACAAAAAAGGCCTGTTATTGTTCTTGAAGTAGGCGGCATCAAAAGAGGCACAACGTGGAAAGTGGGGCTCAATGGCATCAACCGAGATGCCTACTTCAATGATGGTGGTAATGATGGAACGAGAGCGCAGGCGCTAGGTGTTGAACTAAAACCTTGGCGCAGTACCGGCGAATATATTCTCATATGCGGTCAGCACGACAAAAGTTTACAGTGGCAAGGCCAACCCAGTATGAGCAACTGGTTCTTAAAAACCTACGACGAAATACGCAAGCACACTGACCGCCCCATAATATTTCGACCACATCCTAGATGTCGCTTGCCCGAAATAGAAAGAGGACTGAAGCATGTTTATAGACAGGACCCTCGGCATCTATTAGGAACCTATGATGACTTTGATATGAACTTTGACAATATATGGGCCACTGTAAGCTACAGCAGTAACCCGGGCATACACAGCATACTAGAAGGCGTAGCAGCGTTTGTAGGCACCAGCTCGCTGGCGTACGACGCGGCCAATGACATAGACTTTATACACGACATAGAATCTCCTCTACAGCCAGATAGAACACAGTGGCTCAACGACTATGCTCACACAGAGTGGACCGTTGAAGAAATTTCACAAGGCATACCATTGAAAAGATTGACAAACCAATTGTAATACGTTATATTAAACGTATGTATATAGAAGATATTTTACACCTATTAGTCGACAGCCTAGAAGTTAGCTCAGCCGATGTATCTATTTTGACCAGTATATCTCGCCAGGTCAAAAAAGGAAATTCGCTTACAGATAAGCAACATGCGCTAGTTAAAACTAAATTGCTTGCTTACAAGGAGCAGTTTGAATTTGACATTGAACTGCATTTTGATTCTCTAAGAATGCCTTTACGGATTGTAGACAGAAGTCAGTATATAAAAATTGTATCAACTGTTGAAATGGCGGGCTCAGCACCGTATGAAGCTAGGAAAGAAAACTGGAAATGGATTAAAATCAAATTTCCATTTGCCAAGAAAACAATTCAATTGATTGAAAAGATTTCCAATCAGCATCGTAAGATTTATAGTCACAAAAGCGGCACGCACGAACATTATTTTAGGCTCACTGAAAATACAGTAAAGGGCATTGTTGAAGCGTTTGTTAAAAAACAATTTGAAATTGATCCAGTTTTGCTTGAATACTATGATAAAATAAAAGCAGTTACAGATAACAAAGAAGAATATTTGGTACATGTGAAGGGTACCAAGATATTAAACTTGAGCCAAAACGCATATAAATTAATTTACAACGAGCTAGGCGCCATCACTGAATCTGATCTTGTTAAATTAGTTGATAGAAAAAGAAGATATGGAATCGATTCGATAAGTGCTGACAATACAGATACACTTGTTGATAAAATTGCATTTAGAAACGATACAGTTGTCAACATTGATCCTGCTGCGTTTGATTTAAATAAACTTGCAAAAGCAATTGTAAGTCTGGATAGATTTCCATTATTGGTTGTTATTGACCACGATGCAGCACTTGAACAAGTATCAAGTGTGTACGATGCATTTTCGTATTTTGTTCCTGCCGAATTGCAAACAGTATTGTTTAGAGTTGACACCACTGACAAATATAATTTAAATAATTTTATACAGGATAACAAACTAAACAATTGGCTTGACAATTCTACTAAAATAGTATATATTAACAAAACTAAGCTTCCTAAACTTCTTGTCAACACTGAGTGGAAGCCTGTTGCTACACTGACACTAACAGGTGTAAGATCTCATACACTCAATAATCATTATATAAATGATATGTGCGATCTAATTGTATGTCATGACAAAGAACCTAGTTTATTTAGAGTAAAGAAATCCTATGACTACATGTAAATTAATTATAGAAGATGAAGTAAATTTCAAATTAGAAGGAGTTGACGTTGATGTTAGAAGACAACTAGCCAATGCTCTTAAGTTTGAAGTGCCTTATGCCAAGCACATGCCGCAGTACAAGCTTGGGCGTTGGGATGGTAAAGTTGCATTCTTCGGTATTAGCGGAAGCGGATACATCAATCACCTTGATGTTGTACAGGCTATTCTACAAAAAAACAAAGTACAAATTGTAGACATTGATGATCGTAGACATCCAATTGATATAGATTTTGATCCAGTTACAGAAAACTATTGGGCAGATCAAAATATACGCTGGCCCAAAGGTCATCATGCCGAGGGTGAACTTATTATGCTTCGTGATTATCAAGTCGAAGCAATTAATAACTTTTTAGCCCATCCACAAAGCCTGCAACAGATTGCCACTGGCGCAGGCAAATGTCGAACTTATGATTCTACAATGGATATAGATGTAGGTAATTCTGATTTTGCTCAATTTCTACTAAATAGAAGGAAAACTTAATGAAATGTAATATTCAAATAGGACAACTAGCAGAGTCGATTGCGGAGTACAAAGGAGTACTATTAAACGATAACTGCGAAATTAATATTAAAGATCTTGATTGTAAAGTTAATACACCATCAGGAACTGCTACTATTAATATTATAATTAAAAAAGAAAAGTTAGAAGGCATAAAACTATTACTTGCAAATGGTATAGAAATAAAGTGTGCTAATAAGCATATATTAAGATATAATAATGCAGACGTATTTGCAGATTCATTAGCAATTGGCGACTCGGTAGAAACTATTAACGGGAATGTTAAGGTTAGTAGTATTAACAATATTGACGATACTACATTTTACGATATCGGAATAGATGCACCGTACTTATATTATGATGCAGACGGAGTATTACATCATAATACAATTACCACAGCAACACTTTCACACATAAGCGAGCCCTACGGTCGTAGTCTAGTTATTGTTCCAAACAAATCACTTGTCGAACAAACTGAAGAAGACTACATCAACTGTGGGCTCGACGTAGGGGTGTACTTCGGAGACAGAAAGCAACTGGGTAAGACTCACACTATCTGTACTTGGCAAAGTCTAAACATATTAGACAAGAAGCACAAGGACGGATCAGCAGTGCTATCACTGGCTGAATTTTTAGATGAGGTACGTACAATTATTGTCGACGAATGTTTTGCAGGCGACACTCTTATC